ATATGTTATCTTCACTTTGTAAATCTAAAAGTATATCTAATTTTCTAATAATTTCTATTTTCATAATTTTATAATTGCTATTGTTAATAATACTAATGCTGCTACTATTGCAGCTATTAAAATCTAGAGTTGCTTGTTTTAATACAAAATCTAATTCTTTTTTATCTTGTGGTGTCATATTAAATTACGTTTAAAAGGATTAATGAACCAGTGAAAAATACAACCCATAATAATAATGCTAATGCGAAATCTTTTAAAAATGTTTTCATAATTTGTTTTTTTAAATTGTTAATTGTTTAGCAAATATAATCATTATTTTTAATTATAAACAAGTTATTAAAACTTTAACATTTCTTTAACAAAAAAGGAAGCTATTTGCTTCCCTTAATTTGTGTTCTACATACTGTATAACGTTGGTCTGTTTCTGGATATTCACTAACCATTTTTTCATCAGTCATACATCTTTGTATAAACTCTTTTTCGTGTTCTCCAGCATTAGGTGTTGGTATTGGCATAATTTCTAATTTTAGTTTGTATTAATCTTATCTTATCATTTAACTTTTCATCATTACAACCTTTTAAATATAATACTTCTCTTTTCTTTAAATATTGTGTTAATGTAAATTCTAATTTTAAAGTTTCAAATTTTATTTGTTTTGTTCTATCCATTGTTCTTGTTTTTGTCTTAAATGTTTTAATTCTCTTTCTAAATAATCTATTGCTTTTTCTAAGTCTTTTATATGTGTGCCTTTGTGTTTTGCTCTTGCTACATATTTAATTACGTTTCCTTCATTAAAGTTTAAATCATAGTCTTTAATAAAGTCTATTACATCGTAGTTTTTTTTATTGTCGTAGTGTGTTGGTATCATAAGTTTTCTATTTCTTGTTTTACTTGTATATAATAATCTGATAAAAATTCATAATCTTCACTTTGTTTATCATATTCAATAGTTGGTAATAATTTTAATATTTCATCTATTACTATTATTGCTGATAATTTTTGTCTTTTAAAATCTGGTTCAACATAATTATTTGTTAATACCAAATCTTGAAATTTACCTACTAAATTAACTGCTTCTTGTTTTATTGTCATTGTGTAAATCTTTTAGCGTGAAACTTATATAATTCCATTGTTTTTTTTAATCCTTCTGCTTCTGTAAATTCTATTATCTTATTATTTTCTTTATAATAGAATATTTCTTTATAGTTGCTTATTTGATATTTTATAACATTATATCTATTATTGTTTGTTGGTTTAATAACATAAGCTAAATCTTTTACCCAACATAAACTCATTGCATCTTGTTCTTCTCTTGTTGGAATAAATATATCTTTAACTTTAGCCATCTATTCTTAAAAATTCTGCATTAGCATTATCTAAAAACCATTCTTTGTTTTCTTTGTACTTATCAATTACTGCATTAATCATTACTAATTCATCAATAGTAGAAGTTTGTAGTTTAGTAATTATATCTTCTATGCTTCTTAAGATGTTTGTGGTCATCTCTGCATTAGTTTTATAAATCTTTGTATATTCTTCTATTACTATTTGTTCTAACTCTTTATTTAGTCTATTAATTAAATTCTTAATTGACTGCCTGTATTGTGTTGTAAAGATTAAACTTTCATTTGCTTCAAGTAATAATTGAGCAAGTAATACTGATTTTAAGTACTCTAATTGTATTGGATTGTCTTTCATAATAATTGTTTTGCTTTGTTAATGTTTAAATATGTTACTTCTTTTTCTATTCTTTGTGTATTGCTAAATTGTGTTGTAGCTGGATTTCTACTATTAATTTCCCAATTTGGGAATATTAAATGTAAATTAAAACTATAAATACCTTTAGGAGTAGAATTAATATATACAGGTATATCTAAATGCTTTTCACATTCTTCAATCATAGCATCAAACTTTTTCTTTTCCAATAGTAAAGTATCATAATGCTTTTGTCTGCATTTTAATTCTATTCTATGACCTGTTGAAACTGAATAACAATCCCATTTAGACATTTGGTTTTTTGCTTTAACTAAATCTGGATAAACATTTTCTACTAAATAGTTAAATAAATCAATTTCTTTCCAGTTATTCATTTACTTCATAAGTATCATAAACCTTTCGTAAATCACTCATTATAGTTCTCCAGCAACTTGAACAATTACTACTATCTAACTTTTCATTAAATACGTTTAAATATATTTCTTTAATTGTATGCTGCTGCTTTGGTGTAAGTTGATTTACTTTAGTATCATATAATACTTTTAAAAATAAATATTCTTTTTCTTTTAAGCAATTAACATTTCTTCTATAAGATATTAAATTATTTAATTTTGCTTTTCTTTCTTCACAACCACAATCTATTCCTGTTGCTTTGCTAAATAATTCAACTGCTGCTTTAATACCAGTTGCTTCTGTGATTTGCTCAATAGTATCACCCAATCCTGTTACTTTCTTTTTTCTTCCCATTAGTATATTATATTATAATCGTTACTTATATAATCATCATAATCTTGTTGAAACTTATCTTTTAAAATTTTCTTATAATTTTTAATACTATGAAAAATAGATATTAAACTAATTGTAGTTTCTTTAGCTATATCTCTCATAGAAAAATCAGTATCTCTATATAATTTAAAAAGTTTTTTATCATAAAAATGCCAGTTTTTTATTTCATCATCAATCATTAAGCAAATATCATTATACGCTTTATGTTCATTTATATTGCTTTCATCACTTAAATTGAATAATGTATCTATTCCTATTTTATCTATTTTATTACGTTTGTTTAAATACTGAAAACATAAACTTTTAATAGTAAAAAACACATAACCTTTTCTAACATTACCTTTAGCATCTAATATCTTATCAGCATCAGCATATTTCCATAAAGCTATATAAACTTCCTGCACTATATCTTCTGCATAATCATCAACTTTATATAGGTTAGCAATTTTAACCCATTCTTTGTGATGCTTAGCTACTTCGTTTAACCATTCGTTTCCCATATAAAAGTAAATGAAATTATCAATAAAACTATTTGTATCGTATGCTCATTAATATTTTCATCTTCAATATAATCTATATTATATAATGCTCCAAACATTAAACCTTTAATTGGTGCTATAATTATTGTATGTTCAATAAATGCAGTTACAAAAAAAGTTATTAGTAATAATCCGATTAATATTTGAAAGTATAGCATTAGTACATTTTTATAGTTATTTTTCCTGTTTTAGCTTCTGGTGCTTCTTTTACTTTTATTTTTAAATCTACTTCTGTTAATTCAGTATCTAATTTAAGAATAGAATAAAAAGCATTTTGTATTTCTGTCCAATTAGTTTCATTTTCCATTTCATTTAAGATATACAAATATTCTAATTTATTTTGTAAATCTTTAAAGAAACTTATTAACATTGAATTATCTGAATTTAAAACTAACATTCTTGCTGCTGATGTTTGTAATTCTTCTATGTGTGTTTTAATTGTATCTTTCATTGTTCTATAAATTTAAATATATGTTCTATTATTGGTAAAGTCCATCCATCGCCTAATAAACTTCCAGCTTTTTTAGTTGAAAGTATATCACAATAATTATCTGGAAAACCTTGTAATCTGCACATTTCAATTTTATTTACTGTTCTTACTAATCCATCTTTTTTAATTAATGTAATCATTCCAGTAGTATCGCTTCTATGTAATAAATATTCTTGTTTTGCTTTTTCAGTTGCACCACTACCAGTATTTAAACAAGTATGTTTATCTGTATCTACATATACTAAATTAACTCCATACTTTTCTCTATTTTTTATATAATTTTGAGCTTTTTCTGAAAATCTATCTTTATATCCGAAACTATTTTTTATATGTTCTAATAATGCAACTGATTTTACTCTTTCAACATAACCATCAGTTATAATATCTTTAAACATTATTCCTTTGTCTTTTGGCTGTGGAATATCTGTTATAATATCTCCAAACATTCCATCTTGTCTTGTTTTTATATTAGTCCAATAATATCTATCCCTTAATTGTGCAGTAACTAAACTACTATTAATTCTTACTGGATAAACTCCTAAAGCCCTACTCATAATTCCAACATCTAATTTAGCTGCACTTCCTACATTTTCTTGAAGAAATAATACTTTAGGATTTAATGATTTAATATGTTCTAAAATTTCTACAAAGACAAAAAATAAACTACTTCTACTTCCATTAATACCTGCTCTTTTTCCAGCTGCACTTAAATCTTGGCAAGGTGAACCTGACAAAATTAAATCAATACTTTTCCAATCAATATCCCACTCACGCCATTTAGTAACATCACCAACTTGTATAGTATCTGGAAAATGGTATTGTGTTAATTCTATTGCATAAGGTTTAATTTCACTTGAATAGTATTTTTTTACTTTTATACCTACATTTTCTAATGCTTGTCTACCTGTATTCATTCCGTTAAATAGTGATACTACATTCATATTAAAATATATCTTTTAATGGGTCATAAAATGCTCCTTCTACTTGTGGTAATCCAAAATTATTTACTTTAAAATTGAAATCTTCAAATGGTGCATTTCTACTTCTTTTACAACTTACTTTAACTAATCCTTTATTAACTGTGTTTAACTCTAATTGTATTTGTGTTTCTGTTTTCTTTTCTAAGAATGAACCTAAATGCCCAGTAGGTTTATCTGTTCCAAAGTTAGAATGTATTACAGTTACAATATGACAATTCAATTCCTTTGTCCATTTCATTAGCTTCTGGACTACATTATTACTTTCTTCAATATTGTTTACATCACTACATAAATCAGCAACACCATCAATAATAACTAAACCTATATCTTTACTATCTAATCTGTCATATAAGTAATGTTCTATTATTTCTATTCTGTCATTAAAGCTATATTGTCTTAATGCTAATGTATGGTATTTATCTATGTTCTTTAATCCTGCCATTTCTAATGGTCTTTTAAATACCATTTGTGCGTGAAAATTACCTTGTTCAGTATCAAAATGAATTAAGTGTTTATCATTTCTATTTGCTTTTAAATCACCACAAAATTGGTTTAAATCTTCTGCTAAATATATTGCTGATAATAATGATACAAAAAATGTTTTTTTACTTTTAGGTGGTGCTTGTACAAAACTAAAATTACCATAAGTTCCTAATGGTACTGGAAATATTATTTCACCATCTTTACTTTCATAACTTTTAACACCGAATGATATTGCAGGTTTAGGATGTTCTATTTTTTCTAACGGATTTAATATAGCTTCATCAACTATAAATTCCATCATTAAACGTTTTTCTTGTTTTTGTTCTTTTGTCATAATGTTAAAAAAAGGGAGCTTTTAC